ATTGTTACCTTAAAGGTTACATCGTGGTCGTTAAAAGTTGCGTTGCCTACTTCTACAGTATAGCCAACATCAAATTGCTTAAATACTTTGTTTAGCTCTTCCCTTAATAGCTTTGCTTCTTGTTTGTTCATTGTATTATACCTCTTCCGATTTGATTAAAGACCATTCGGTCTCTTCGATGTGTTGAACTTCCTCATCGCTTAATAAATATGGTGAATGTGAAACTGTCCATTGTGTTCTACGTTCCACAATGTTTTGCATATAATCTAGAGCTTCATCAAAATCATTAAATAATGCTTCAATAGGTTTTGGGTCTAAATAGTCAATTTTTGATGTTACAAGATATTGTTTCATTGTTTTATATCCCTTTTATATTTGTAATTCTGAAGCTAAGTGAGACACTAGCTTGTCATAGTCTGGATTCTTTGGTGACAAATCGTCATTTGTAAGAGCCACCCATATGTCAAAAATGACATGAAATTCTGTTTCATTCATGTCAGAAAAATTAACGGTCATTAGCGCGTCATATGTTTGTTGTGATAAATTCATTTTATTATATCCCTTATATTACTGTTAAAACGTATAAACCGAGCATCCACCCAAACAAAACGATGAACCCACCAATAAATAAATGTAAGTCTTTCATTGTATTAACTCCGTTGTTTATTGTTTAATGCAATCCTTGCATAGGTTCAGGTATAACGCCTGATTTGTATCTGTCAATAATAAAATGCAATAATTGCAAAATAAATTTAATAGCACTAAATGTAGTGTACATCATTGCCAGTCAACGCTATATATGGTATTGAAACATTGTTTATTGCATGACACATATTTCAGGTTGTGTTGCTGTAATGTATTGCTAGCAATGGTTGTAGAGTTATGAGCTGTGATTAAATGGTGGTTGGATTGCATAACTATCAACACACAAAGCAAAACAATACACGCGCAACATTGCAATCAATGCCGACAGCTCGGACAACCGACACAGGCAATGTCAGGGCAAAACAAGACCACGGAGGGGCTTGCCCAGACCCGACCACCCCCAGGAATCGGTGCCACTCTATATATGTGTTAATCAGTCCTTCCACACTCACAGTCAGGAGTAACATGACCAAGAAAGCACTAGTCCTGAAAAGCGCTGATGTCATTGAGCGTATGCTCACTGAGGGCAGCACTACTAAGGACATAGCCAAGAAGCTCGGTGTTAGCCGTACAGTGTTCTATGAGGTTGTTAATAGTAATGATGACCTAAAGAGATTGTACAAGTCAGCACAGGCTGCACATGCAGCAGAGTACAGAGAATACTATGAAGCAGCACTGCATGGCTGTATGACAGGGCAGAGAAAGATACCGCCAGAGTATTTACGTGAGTCAGGCTCACATTCTAGATGGTTGTCATCTAAGGCAGAACAAGGCTATAAGGATGAAAGCAAAGCCATGATGCAGATTAAGGATGGCGATAAAGAGATTAACATCGGATGGATGACGAGTGGCTCAGATAACGATACCGTATAAGCCTCGTGCGCTCCAGGCAGAGATGCATAACAACCTGAAGCGCTGGAATGTTTTAGTCATGCACAGACGTTTTGGCAAGACTGTTTTTGCAATTAATCATTTAATTAAACATGCTTTGACGTGTGAGCTGCCCAGACCAAGGGTTGCTTTTATAGCACCTACCTTTACGCAAGCTAAAAGAATAGCATGGGATTATGTTAAGTATTATGCTGGTGTTATTCCAGGCATTAGCTTTAATGAGACCGAGCTGCGTGTAGACTTTCCAAATGGCGCTAGGCTGATGCTGTTGTCTGCTGAGAACCCAGATGCTTTGAGAGGAATATATTTAGACTTAGCTATCTTCGATGAGTTTGGTATGCAGAACCCAAGAGTATGGGGGGAGGTTGTGCGGCCAGCCTTGTCTGACAGAGAGGGGGCGGCTGTTTTTCTGGGAACTCCTGCTGGTCATAATCATTTTTACGATTTACTAGAAACCGCTAGATTGCAGGAAGAAGAAGGCTCTGACCAGTGGTACTGGAAAATAGTTAAGGCTTCTGAGAGTAACCTTGTAAAGCCCACAGAACTTGATGCTGCCAAAGCTCAGATGACACCAGAACAGTATGAGCAGGAATATGAGTGTTCCTTTACTGCCGCCATTATAGGTGCGTATTATGGCAAGCTGTTGGCAGATGCAGAGGATAATGGTAGAATAACGCAAGTACCTTACGACCCTATGTACCCAGTCCATACGGCTTGGGACTTGGGCATTAACGATAGTACGGCTATCTGGTTTGCACAAATACTTAGAGGTGGTGCGGTAAATGTTATTGATTATTACGAGAATGGTGGCGTTGGCTTACAGCACTATGCCGATGTTCTTAACAGAAAGGAATACACTTACGGAGACCATCTTGCGCCACACGACATCGAAGTCAGGGAGCTTGGCAGTGGGAAGTCAAGGTTGGAAACGGCCTTTTCCCTTGGCATACGATTTAAAGTTATTCCTCGGATGAAAGTTGCCGATGGTATAAACGCAGCTCGTATGTTATTACCTAAGTGCTACTTTGATAGAGACAGGTGTACTGAAGGTCTAGATATGTTGAGGCAGTACAGGCAGGAATATGATGAACGTAAGAAAACTTTTAGAGACCACCCAAGGCATGATTTTACATCACATGCGGCAGATGCGTTTCGGTATCTCGCTACTGGGCTGGAGAATAGAACAAATTATACGAAGCCTCCGCAACAAGTTGCGGTGAATGATTACAATCCATTTACATTATAAGGAGCAAGTAAATGAGTTTTTTAACACCTAAAGCACCACCACCACCACCACCCCCACCGCCTCCTCCACCTCCAGTGGATATGGCTAGGGCTTCTGCTTTGTCTGAAGAGGCAATGCTTCAACAGAGAAAAAGCAGAAAAGGCAGAGGCTCTACTATTGTAGCTGGCGCATTACAAGAGGGCCAAAGCTCTACTGGCGTGATAAAGTAATGGAAGATTATATTAAAAGTCTCATTAAGCGCTTTGATTATATTCAACAGCAAAGAGACAACTGGGATACGCACTACCAAGAGTTAGGCGATTACATGCTGCCAAGAAAGGCAGACATTGTTAAGAAGCGCTCTCGTGGTGAAAAGCGTATGGAGCAAATCTATGATGGCACTGCGCTACAAGCTGTAGACCTGTTATCAGCATCCCTGCATGGTATGCTAACAAGTGGGGCATCTCCTTGGTTCCACTTAGATGTAAAGGATACAGAGCTAAACCGTGATGATGAAGTGCGTGAATGGTTGCAAGACACCAGTATGCGTATGATGAGAGCTTTTAATCAGTCTAACTTTGAAACAGAAGTACATGAGATGTACGTAGACCTAGTTGTTTTTGGTACTGGCTGTATGTTTGTTGAGATGGACAAAGGCAAACTAAGATGTAGCACAAGACACATATCTGAGTTTTATGTGCAAGAAGACCAGCACGGCATTGTAGACACAGTGTTTAGAAAGTATAGCCTGAGTGCTGTTGCTGCTGTCCAGACTTTTGGCATGGAAAACGTAAGCGAACATATTAAAAAGGTTTACGAGAAGAAACCAGACGAGCAAGTAGAGGTTTTGCATTGTGTAACACCGCGTATTGAGCGAGATATCCGCAAAGTAGATAACCTAAACATGCCATTTATGTCTGTTTATATATGCGTAGAAACAAAAATGAAGATAGCAGAAGGTGGCTTTGAGGAGTTGCCATACGTTGTGCCGCGTTTCTTGAAGGCTACAGGCGAGGTTATGGGCCGTTCTCCTGCAATGGTTGCACTACCAGACGTTAAAATGCTTAACTTAATGTCTAAAACAATCATACAGGCAGCACAAAAGATGATTGACCCACCATTGCTAGTGCCAGATGACGGTTTCTTACTGCCTATTAGAACTCAACCAGGCGGTCTAAACTTTTATAGAGCTGGCTCAAGAGACACAATCACACCGCTAAACACTGGCGCTAACATACCTATTGGACTTTCTATGGAAGACCAGCGCAGACAGGCTATACGTTCTGCCTTTTATGTAGACCAGTTACTTGTTGGCGGTTCACCTAATATGACAGCAACAGAGGTTATTCAAAGGCAAGAAGAGCGCATGAGGGTAATTGGCCCTGTGCTTGGAAGGCTAATGAATGAGATGCTACGTCCGCTTATAGACAGGGTGTTTGCGTTAATGGTTAGAGACAATTTACTTGCACCAGCTCCTGAAATATTACAGGGGCAGGATGTGGATATAGAATACGTATCGCCACTAGCAAGAGCGCAAAAGTCTAGCAGTCTTAACAATACATTGAAAGCACTTGAAGTATTAATGCCATTATCACAAGCATTACCTGTTGGAGACCACATAGACCCAGATGGTTTAGTGCGACACATTACTGAGGCCCTTGGCGTTCCTAAGACTACGTTAAAGTCACAACGCGAAGTTAATCAG